GTGCCGCGGTTGCCGACCGCGCTCTTGATCTGCTCGGGACGGAACACGATGTACGTCGTGCTGGCCTCACCGCCCTCGAAGTTCTGAATGTTGCGAATGATGACGCCGTCGTGCCCCGCATCCTTCGCGCGTTTAATGGCTCGCTCGACGCGATCCGGCGAGAAGAGTTCGAAATCGAAGTCGACCTCGAGCGGATTACGCATCGAGAGATACACGGGCATGATGTTCGCGCCGCCCTGTTCAAAGGTTTGAAGCTCCGCGGGGAACCCTCTGAAATCTCCGCTGAACGCGGCCGCGTCCCTGGGCGAGTCCGTGAAGTAAATCGCCCCTTCCCGGTCCGGTTGAAACTCCGCAAAGTCGGCTCGGGTGCCGTGGTACACGACGAGCGGCTGCCCCTCCGAGTCGACCACCTTCGAATCGCCGAACCATCGGCGAAATTCTTTCGTTTCCGTGGTCCGCGGAACGCCTTCGTCGGCCGCCCGTCTGGCTTGCCGTGCTCTGCCGACCGTGCCGGGAACGAGCGGGAGCGCGCCCGCGACGCGCAGCTGCTCTTCGTTGAGCCCCGTCTGCAGCAGCGGATTCATGGCTTGGAGCAGCCTCGGCACCCCGGCAAGCCGCTCGATCAATGTATTGTCCGGTGCCGCGGCCGTGATCGCGTCCGCCAGGAGCTCGGCCCGGCTCTTGAAGCGCGGCGGCTCGGCGAGCGCTGCGCGAAACTCGGGGGCTCGCAGCGAGAGGCCGAGGGATGCGAGCTCGGCGACGTCGCCGGCGCCGACCGGCGCGAGCGCGACGACGTCGAGCAGCTCGCGCAGCTGATTCCCCAGAGGAGGCACCGGCCGGCGCTGAGCGGCAGTGTGCTCGGCCGCCCGCAGCCGTTCCCGACGCATGATCTCGAGCAGCTCAGGATCGACAGCGCCGCGGAGGGCATTGCCTTGCGGCAGTCCTTGCTCCAACGCATTCACCGGCATCGGTCGTCCTCCTCTACCGTCGCGCGGGCGCCTTGCTCTTCGTGCCTCGACGCTGCCCGAGCCGATAGGCCATGAATTCCTGCAGCGAGCATTTGTCGAGGTCGATTTCCGACCGAGAGCCGCCGTCGACCGGGCTCGGCGGCGGTGGCGCGGGCTTCGCCGCCTTTCTCTGCGCTGACGACGGGCTCGGTGCACCGACCTGTTGCTGCGCGAGCAGCTGTCCCTCGAGCCGCCCGATCGCCGCAGCCTGCTGCGTCGGCGACATACGCGCGATGCGCGCGGCCGTCGCGGGGTTCTTGCCGAGGTGATAGGCGATCTGGGGGCCGATCTCGGACGCGAGGATCACGTCGCGCATGTGCTCGGTGATCGGCAGCGTGCGAGCGGAGATCACGGCGAGCGCGTCGGGTTGCTCCTCGACGAATTTCGTCAGCCGCTCGTTCCACGCGGTGAGCGCTGCGGCGCGCTGCTCTTCCTCGCGCTGGCTCCGCGTCTTCTGCTCGACCGTTTTGTCGACCGTGGTCTCGATCTGCCGGCGCGTCCACGCACGGAAGGCCTCGGCCCACTTCTCCGTCGAATCGAAGTCCTCGAGGCGGGGCTCGGGATCGTCGGCCGGCTCACCGCCGGGGCCGCCGTCCTTCGCGGGCGCCGCGCCCGTCTGTCGCATGAGCTCGAGCGCGCGCTGCTGCCAATACTGCCCGAACTCCATCGCGGCATTGCGCTCCGCGACGAGCTCCTGGATGCGCGCCTGCGCTCCGCCGCGGCGGCCGCGGTCGGCGGGGTCACCGCCGTCGGTCCCGCCGTCATCGCCGGCGTCGTCGCCTGCGGGTGGCGTATCGTCGGCGCGTTCGGGATCGTCGGCGGGGGCCGGCGTGTCCTGCGGATCGGGCGCGCCCTGGTCGTCGGCCGGCGGATTCGGATCGGCGCCCACGTTCGGATCGGTCGGCAGATGGTTCTCGTGTGCCATGCGTTACCTCGTTGCGTCGGGAATGCGCGGTGCCCGGGCTTCACTGATGAGCTTTGCGGTCTCCGCCCGCAAGTTTCGGATCTCCTCAAGGACGAGCGCGAGCTCGGCAGCCTCCCGCCGCTCGGCGTTCCTGGCTTCCGCGAGGCGCGCCGCGGCTTCGGCCTCGTATTTCTGCGCGGACGCCGCGTCACGCTGCGCCTGCGCCTCGAGCCGCGCGCGGAGCGCGACCTGCGTCGGATCCGGCGGCGGCGCCGGGCCCATCTCCTCGGCCTCCTGCGGCGTCGGCTGAATGCGGCCCTCGAGGATGAGCCGCCGGCGGATGCGCCGCTCGATCTCGTCGGCGCCGTCGACATCCATGTTGCGGACGATGATGTCGGGCGCCTCCTCGGCGATGATCGGCATGCGCTCGGAGGCCTCGAGCAGCCGATCGAGCGCTTCCATGCGCGTCGTCGCATAGGACGGGCCGAGCGTCACGGTGACGTCGAATTTCGCGTCGCGGAGCTCGGCCGGATCGAATCTGACGAAATTCTCTCGGTCGTCCGGCCCCAGGATCCGCACGATCCGCTCGGTCGTCATGTGCACGGGGATCATCGAGATGATGATTTCGTGCGTGAACTTGATCGCCTTGCCGAGGTTGTCGAGAAACTCGTAGCTCTCGGAGTTGCCGACCATCAGCCGCCCGAAGAGTGCGCGGCCGCTCTCGGCGTCGCCGGCTCGCGTCGGCTGCTCGACAGCCGGGTTGATGTGCCCGGTCGTGTGCCGAATGTCCTCGGCATCGTGCTGAGCGAGCGCCATGAAGGCCGCCGGGACCTCGGGTCCAGGCTGCCGCTCGGGCTTCATCTGCGGCGCGTCGGGATCGGGATCGAACGGCAGATAGGCGTAGTTTCGGACGTTCGCCTGCCGCCACATGTCCTCGTAGTTCTTGAACATTTTCGCGGTGCCGACGAACGGCGCCCGAGGCGAGAGCGCGACCGTCTCGAGCATCGCCGAGCGGTCGTAGTTGTAGGTGCGCTGCGGATCCTTGGCATGCGCGATCAGGCCCTGGAAGAGCTCCTCGCCCTCGATGTTGATGTAGCGGCCAGGCAGCCGCACGACGGGAATGTGCCGATACTCGTACTCGATCGGCCCCTCAAGTAGATGCAGCGCGTCGATCTTCGCCCACACGATGATCGGCTGCTTGACGGTCCGCTCTTGCAGCACTGTGAGGTCGAGAATGCCGTTCGCACGTGCGCGCTCGAGCTCCGCCTTGAGCGCATCGCCCGCTTCGAAGACGCGACCATCGGACAGCAGCGCGAGGCGCTTCTCCCGATACGTGACTTTGTAGAACTCGCCGACGCGCACCTCGTTCTTGTCGACCCAGCCGCCCCAATCGCGCGGCATTTGCAGGCTCGAGGCCCGATCCTCGCCGTATTTCGCCTCGTACTCGCTGCGCGAGATGCGATCGGCGATCACGACGCGCTGCGCGCCGCGGCCGAACTCGTCGGCTTGCGCGTCGAAATAGGTCGTGAGCGGATTCCGAATTCGCCGGATCCGCAACACCTGGTCGAAGCTCACGTCGTCGGCGTATTCCGGCACCACGCGCCACGCCGACCACCCGCCGGCGACGGAGAACTTGAACGCGTGATCGTAGATGTCCTCGGCGTTCGATTGCGCCTCGATATCGCGGATGAGGCCTGCGAGCGTGAGCGCGACGCCGACCTTCTCGCGATTGTTCACCGCGCGCACCGTGCCGGTCGGGCGGACGAGCCGCTGATCGCCGACCACCTGGTTGATCGCGCCGACGACGCGGTTGTAGCTGTAGCACGGTCGGCCGAGCCGGCGCTGACGCGCCATCTCGTCCCACTGCTCGCCCGGCACGAACGCGAACCGTAGATCCTCGACGAAGGCCTCGCGATTCCGGCTCTCGGCGCCTTCGCGCTCGGATAGGAAGTCCTTGGCCTCGGCGACGAGCTCGTGCTCTGGCCGCGGCGCGCCCCGACGACGTCGATTTGTTGCCACGTCCCGATCCTCTACCAGTCACTCGGGTGCGCCAGTGGCGCCGTCAGTTTAACGGGCTCCGGGAATTCCGCACGCAAATCGAGGATCCGGGACAGCGCGTCGAGCAGCCCGGTGCGCGGGGCGGCGGGGTATGGCCGATATTCCGAGGCAATGAATTCCCCGACGATCTCGAGCTCTCGCGGCGGCAGCACGATGCGCTCGGCCTCGAAGAGGGGCACGAGGCGACGGATCCGGTCGTCGAGCGTCATTTTCCCGGCCTCGAGCGGCGTCAGCGTAAAGCGGTAGTGCTCGGAATCCTGCCGCTCGCGAATGTGCTCGCGATCGGCCTCGAGCGCGTGCTCCTCGTAGCCGACGCGCAGCGGCCGATACTGCCGATGCAGCTGGAAGAGCAGGTCCGTCCGTTCGCCGAGATCGAGCTCGCGGCGGATCATCTCGAGCACGTAGTAGTGCCGGTCTTCGCCGAGCTCGACGACGACGAATTCGGTCGTGCGCGATTTCTTCCGCTCGTGCGCGGGGTTCACGATCAGATAGCGGTTTCCGTCCTTCGGCGCTGCCTTCCAGTGCCGGAGCCATTCGGGCTTGAAAGCGGGCTCCGCGAGCACGCCCGCGGCGATCGCGTCCGCGCGGGCCTCCCAGCTCAGGACCGCGGCCATCGCGAGGTCGATCTTGAACGGCGAGTCGGGCCGCTCCTTGCGGATCAGCCAAAGCGGCTCGTCGGCATCATCGCGGAACGGGAGTTCCTGGCGGTAAGCGTTTCCGATGTGGCGTAGCAGGTCCTGGTTGCCGTCGTGGCAAATCTCGCGGCCGCGGATCCCTTCCACGTACCGCTTGAGCGCGTACGCCATCGGCTTTCGGCGATTCGTCCACCATTCGATCACGCGATCGTCGCCCCAGCGCCCGATCCACGCCGAGACCCAGCTCTGCCACCACGGCGGATCGGCGTAGAGCCGCCAGACGGTGTACTGCTCGAAGAGCGCCGTCATCACGTCGTCGACCTCGTGCTCGGGGACCTGCCAGGTCGCGGCGCGGCGATCGCTCTCCGGCGGCGCTTCCCAGAGGCCCGCGACCCACTGGTACCCGGTCTCGATGTGCGTGCAGACGATGCCTGTGGCGTCGCGGCGCGTTGCGCCGTCGAAACCGATCGTGATCAAGGCGCCCCGCGGCACGTCGACCTTGCGCTTGAGGTCGCGGAACGCACGGATGTCGAAGGCCTTCTGCGTGGATTGCACGGGTCGATTCAGCCATACGCGCTCCCAGAACCGCCGATCGGTCGTCGGATCCGCCCACTGCCCGACGATCGCATCGATGTCACGCCACGATGCGGCGACGCCCGAGGCCTCGATCACGGCCTCGCGCGCGTCCTCGACCGTCTTGAGCTCAAGGTCGACGCCCTCGTCGCCCGCCTGGCGGTGAAAAAAGAACAGCTGCGAGTCCTCGATCTTCCCGTCCGCGACCGCTTTCGCGTACGTGTACGTGTCTTCTGCGACGGATCCCGCGCCCGGCTCGAATGCGGTCGTGACCTCGAGCGCCCACGCGTCCGCGAGCCGCCGCTTCGGGATGTTTGCGAGCATCGTCTGATGGGCGCGGCGCAACTTATCGCTCGTCCACCAGTGCGTCTCGTCGAAGACCGCGAACGTCGTACGCGCACCGTCGCGCGCGCTCGGCGAGCCCGAGAGCGATACAGCCTTCCCGTCGCCCGTGCGGCGCAGGATTCGCTCGAGCCCGATGTCGAAGTAGTGCGATATCGGGCTTTCCTGCAGGATCGTCATGAGCGAGCCGTAGGCGAGCTCGTCGGACTGCTCCTCGGTGTACGCGATCATCGGGATGTACGGATCCGTCACCGGGCCGCCGACGGGCTCCCCGTTGTGCCAGCCGACGCAGCGCACCGGCGCATCCGGCGAGAGCTCCGCCGCGGCGAGCCACGCGGCCAGCTCCGTCTTCGCCAGGCCCTTGGCGAGCGAGATCCCGCCGCGCTTGAACCGGCGCCGGCCCGCGAGCGGATGATCCTCGGGATAGACCTCGTAGAGGCGATAGATGAGCGCCCGCTTCTCGTCGTCGAGCACCGCGGGCTCGCCGCGCAGGTCACCCGGGCCGAAGACGAGGTACGTCTCGATCCAGTCGCACACCTGCGGTCCGAGGCTCGGCCAGAAGTCGTCGCCGTCGTCGGGGACCATCAGCACCGCCACGGCCGAGCCTCCCTATCGCCGGCGTCAGTACCGTGGCCCGACGTCTCCATCCGAGTAGTGCTCGATGCGCTCGTGGAAGAAAGCATCTCGTAAGACGTTGATCGCTCCGTACAGGCTGACCGTGCAGGTATCGACCTCGCCGACCCAGCCCTCGTGCATGACCTCCTCCCGCATCACCGCTGCGAAAGCAATCGCGCGGATCTCGCCGCGGCGAGCCCGCTCGAGCCAGTCCTCGAGGGCGGCAACGATCTCGCGGCCGCGGATCGGGACGATGCGTGTCGACTCAGCTGTCACTTGACCCTCCTCAACATCGCGCGCGGATCCGCGCCGTCGTCGGGACGCCGCGGAAGCGGACGGCCCGGCTTGTCCTCCTCGTCCTCGAGCGGCTTGACCTCCCAGTGCATCCGCGCCCGGTCGGTCGGCGTCAAGCCGAAGCGGCCCTCCTGCAGCCGGATCTCGACGGAGAGCTCCTTGCGGAGGCTAGGCGTGTCGGCCTTCCAGAAGTCGTCGACGAGGAGGGCCAGCCGGAAGAGCGGGTCGACGTCCGACTCGAGGAACTGCGTCGCCATGGGCGAGGACCAGAGCCGGCGCCACCATGCCCGCGTCTCCCGGTGCCACTCACGGCCGTCGACCTTCGGGAGGGATCGCCGCTTCCGGCTGGCCGGCGCTCGGAGCACCGCGGCGGTCGATTTCTTGTTGGCGCGTTGACGTAGATGACTCGGTTTCGGCGGCGGCCCGCGACCTGCCATGACTCAGGGTCCCCAGACTCGTAGAGGAAAATTCCGAGG